GTGGCCGCGCTAACCGCCACGAACACGACAAACTGGATCATTACCAACCATCCAGACATCTATCTACATGGTTGCTTGCACCACGCCTACGCATGGGCGATGGACGAGAGCCGTTCGCAGTTCCACAAGGCGTTGTATGAAGATGCTGTGGAGAAGGTCCGCACAACTGACCGCAACGCGAGGGCCGGTCAGCGCCCCGTAATGCGAGCCAAGGCATTCGGAGGATAACATGGCGAACCCCACGACAAACTTGAACATCGCGCTGCCACAGGTTGGCGGCTCCTCCAACACTTGGGGGACAATTCTAAACGATGCGTTTCAGTCGCTTGACGATGTGTTTGCGGCTGGCGCTGCCGTGTCGCTCAACATTGACGGCGGCACAATTGACAATGTTGCAATTGGTGGCACCACGGCATCTACCGCTTCGTTTACCAGCGTCACCATCGGGTCTTCTGCTGCGTCTGCTGGTGCAGTTCGCATGGCTAACGCCGCTGCCGTTGCTTTCCGCAATGCGGGTGGCACCGCAGACATTGACGCCCTTTCCGTAGACGGAAGCAACGTCGTCAAGCTTGGTGTCGATACGGATGCCGCTTCTGTGCAGATCGGTGGTGCCGCTGTACCGCTAACGGTGCTTGGTAGCGCAACGTTGAGCAAAAACTTGGTTCATTCTGATTCTACGGCGACGGTCGGCTTTTATGGGGCAACCCCAGTAGCACAGCAGCAGTCTACGGACGCCGTAATATCACTTAGCGGGACCTACGCGACGGATTATACCGACATCGAAAACGCCATTATTGAGCTTCGCGTTATTCTGCTAAACCTTGGCCTACTGAAGAACTAATGCCATACGCCCCGCTAGATATCCCACCCGGCCTGTTCCGTAACGGGACGGAGTACCAGTCTCGCGGACGGTGGTATGATGCGTCTCTGGTGCGCTGGGAAAACGGAGAAATGAAACCCGTGGGCGGATGGCAACAAAGGGGGGCCACAACGCTCGCGGGATACGCCAGAGGTATCCTGACATGGAGAGGGTCGTCCTTGGGCATTTGGACGGCCATCGGTCTTGTTGGCGTCGGGGATACGAAGCTTTACGTGGTTGGAGTGGATAACGTATTTACGGATATTACGCCAACCGGCATTGTCGGGCAGGATCAGGCGATAGCCGCTGGTGGCTACGGGTGGCTTAATTACGACGAGGGGACGTATGGCACGGTCAGGGACGCATCGTCTTCGGTAGGCTTTGCCGCAACGTGGTCGCTTGACCATTGGGGCCAGTACCTTGTCGCTTGCCTTCCGGGCGACGGAAAGATCTATGAGTGGCAGTTAGATAACGCCACCCCTGCCGCTGTTGTCGCTAACGCACCCACGGACTGCACGGGGGTTGTCGTGACGCAGGAGCGGTTCCTGATGGCGCTTGGTGCGGACGGCGATGGCCGCAAGCTTGCGTGGTGCGATCAGGAGAACAACACGCTATGGACGCCCGCATCGACGAATCAGGCGGGATCCTTCCGGTTTGAGTCCGGTGGCCCGATCATGCAAGCCGTAAAGACGAGGGGACAGACCCTAATCTTTACCACCACGGATGTATTTGCCGCCACCTATATTGGAGCGCCACTTGTCTACTCATTTGAGCGGGTGGGTTCTTCTAATGGAATTGTGTCCCGCCGTGCCGCAGCGGCTGCTGATTCCTTTGTGGCTTGGATGGGTCCTCGCGGATTTTGGGTTTTCGACGGATTCGTAAAACAGATCCCCTGCGATGTTGAAGATTTTGTGTTTGGCGACTTCAACGAAGAAAACCAATCCAAGGTTTTTGCGTGGGTGAACTCGCAGTATAACGAGATCTGGTGGCACTACCCGTCTGCCGGATCCGCCGAACCAGACCGCTACGTTACGTGGAATTACGCCGAAAACCATTGGTCGTGTGGTGCGATGCCCGCCTACACCGCCTGTGACCGTGGCGTAATCCGTTACCCGCTGATGGTCCACTCAGACGGCAAGCTTTACGAACACGAAATAACGGGTGTCGCCCACGGAACCCTCACCCCGTATGCAACTAGCGGCCCAATTGAGATTAACGCTGGCAACACAGCTTACGTCACTAAGTTGATCCCAGACGAGAAGACGCAGGGCGACCTTGAGGTGGAGGTACTCACCCGGAGGTTCCCCAACGGCACTCAGCAGATCTACGGCCCCTACCAGATGCGCGAACCGACAAGCATCCGGCTGAACGCACGACAGATGTCGCTCAAGGTCACACAGGTGCGTACCAGCGACTGGCGGTGGGGGACGCCACGGGTTGAATTTAAGGCCGGTGGTGAGCGATGAAGCTGCCGAACGTACAGGACCGGACTATCCGTGAGGCGTTTCGCATTATCGAAGCAGAGGACCTTAAGTCCGAAAAAACTGACAGGAATATTGTAATTGGTTCTGGCCGCAGTCTTGTGCTAACTTCGCCAAACGGAACACAATACAAAATTGTTGTTGATAATGCAGGAAATCTTAGTGCTGTAGCCGTTTGAGTCTTGTTGCAAATCTATTTTATTTAAGCAGACTTTAACACAAGGAAAAAAACGTGTATCTTTTTGCTATTGTAATTGCGCTATTTATTATGATGTGTTTTTTGTGGTACCTGTGGAAGTATTTCTCTCACAACACTACGACAAATCAGTCTGGCGGCTCTGCTCACCAGCAAAACGATTTTAGTGAAGAAACGGGAGACAAGGAGACCGGGTGATTGACGCAACTGAGAGACAGGTGGCAAATCGGCTTGAAAGCATCCGGGCCGATCACCGCGAACGCTACGAGTGGGCCGCAAATAGGCTCACCGGCAAGCGTGTCGTAGATGCCGCTTGTGGGGTGGGGTACGGCTCAACAATTCTAGCCAGCGCTGGTTGTCAGGTTCTGGCCTTTGACAAAGACAAGGAAACCATTGAATACGCAAAGCAGAACTGGAACCATAATCCTTGCATCACTTACACCCAAGCTGACCTCTACGAAGTTGAAGGATCGAATGCCGCTGCTGATGCGGTCATTTGCTTTGAAGCACTAGAGCATCTGGTGGACCCGGGAACCGCGCTACGCAACTTTCGCTCTCTGTCTGACAGGCTTATCTGCTCTGTCCCCAACGAGATTGGGTTTCCGTTTCGCGGTTACAAGCACCACCATCGCCATTGGACCCCAGACGACTTTACAAAACTGCTCAACAATAACGGGTGGATTGTGGAAGAGTTCTGGGGCCAAGAGGACGCCACTTCTCCTGTAAAGGGTAATTTGCTGGACGGCAGGACCCTGATCGCCGTTTGCTCACGGGACGATTTGTGGGAAATGTCAGATGACGGCCAGATGACGCCTGAGCAAATCCTTGGTGGTCCCGTGCCGAACTCCGTCGCTATTGTGGCAATGGGTAAGAGCCGGGAGACGTACTTTTACGACACCATCCAGCGGTGGGGTGGCAAGGTTGCCGACGAAGTGTGGGCGATCAACGCTATCGGGGGGCTGATCCAATGGGACCGGCTCTTCCATCAGGATGACATCGCTATTCAGAAGGCCCGTGCGAAGGCTGGGCACGAAGGTGTCGGACATATGCTGGACTGGATGAAGAAGACCACACGGCCCATCTACACTAGCCGCGCATACCCCGACTACCCCGCCACGGTAGAGTACCCGCTAGAGTGGGTCTTGAACCGCTGCGGTACGCTGTACCATACCAGTACCGTCACCTATGCGCTTACGCTGGCAATTGCCTGTGGCGTGAAGGAAATCAAGCTATACGGATGCGATTTCTCCTACCCGAACCTCCACAAGCGCGAGAAGGGCCGCGCCAATCTGGAGTTCTGGCTTGGGGTTGCCGCCAGTCGTGGCATTAAGGTTACGGTACCGGACTCTTCCACGCTACTGGACGCAGATCAGCCGGTGCGCGATAGAGCCTACGGGTACGACACGGAGTGGGTTTCCGTGGATCAGGTAGGAGGACGTTTCAGAGTGTCGCGGGTGGATCGTTTACCGGAGGACATCCCCAGCGCGAGCCAAGTAGAACTCCGGTATAGCCATGTTCCCGAAAAGGAAGCACTCGCCACTCAAGACAAGGAGGATTAGGAAATGGCTGCTGGTAACTGGATTCTTTACACGAAGTTTAAGGAGTACATGGCCGACGGTACCATCGACCTTGATACGCACACCTTCAAGGTTCACTTGGTGAATGGGTACACCCCCGCCCTGACGCACCAGCTTCTTGCGACTGCCGCGATTGCGACGGCCCCGTCCTCCAATGGCGGTGCCACCGACTTCACCCTGACGGGTGTCACATGGGCCGCAACTGGCACTAGCATGAAGTTTGATTCTTCTGCGACGGCCACATGGACCGCTACTGGTGGTACGCTGAACGCTACCCACGCCATCATCTTTGACGACACCTCCACGGGTGTTGCTGATGCGCTGGTTGGGTATTGCGATCTGAACACCTCTACGACTGGACCCGTTGCTGTGACCGCTGGCAACACCCTTTCGATCTCGTTTGCCGCTAACGGGATCTTCCAGTTGAGTGGTGCCACCAGCTAAACGTGGCACTAGCACTATCTAGAACGTGGACCGTTTACACATCTGCGATCCCGCTTCTTCGGAACGGTACGATCAATGTAGAGGGTCACTCGTTCAAGGCTGTGCTGCTGAACGGCAGCTACGATCCGTCCGCTGGGGTAGATAGCCAGCGGACGGACGTAGCCGCTTATGCCATTGGTGTGGACCAGACCGTCTCGCCGCTTACTCTGTCTGGCGACTCTGTGTCCACCACCTCCACCGTATCGTGGGACGGTTCGTATTCCCCACGGTACGTTGCGATCTATGACGATTCTAGCCCGTCTGACTACCTCCTGTGTGTAGCGGACATGGGCGGTGTGCAGGGTCCGTGTTCGTATCGGCTTGATTCTCAAGACCTCTTCTCGCTGTCTGGCATTACGTCTGGCGTAGAGTCTGTGGTCCCGACTACGGCAAGCTTGATTTTTACCGGGTACCAGCCCGGAATTGATACCGGCTCTGGCATAACCGCGCACTTCTCCGATGGTTTC